CCAGCGTGAAGGTGGTAATGATCTGTGTGGTGGTGACTCTTACCTGAGTTCCGTCTGGCACGCCAGTGTTCAAGGGAAGGGTCACAGTACCAGCGGCCAAAGTGCCAGCAGGTTGGATGATCATCCATTGCTGTTCACTGACTGGCGTGGGTACTGTGATATTGAATCCAGTGCCAGGGGTGTAGAGATTTGTGGCCACGGTGGGGGCCGCGAAGGTTTGCTGAAAGTATTGCAGCAACTGAGTTACTGAGACTTTGCGAGCATCCCCGTTATTGGGGACGTACACAGGAATTAGATCGCCACCCGAAAGTTGGCTAAGTCCTGATAGTTGATTGATGTTGGCCATGATTGTCCTTAGTTAAATTCAATGGGGCCATCACCACCGGCTAAAACGGGGTCAGATGGTGGGCGAATGAATGGGTTGTCAATGCGCCAAGGTTTGTTACCTGCGCCTGCTGACATGGTTGCAGGAAGTTGCTGTTCCATCGGCATGGCTGCGCGTGACAGGAGCGTGTTGTAAGACTCTTTGGCTGTGGCTTTGGTGTCTGGTAAAACTTGTTTACCGTAAGACGGGGCCAGCTTAATTGCCAAGTTGGTGTAGATGGCTTGATTGGCGCTGTCGGGCACGTTGGTTTGTTCGTCTAGGTCACTGTCTTGAGGGCTTGATGGCAGTGGGTAGGACAATCGAATGCCAAGGGCGTTCCATGCGGACATCATCATGTCGAGACGCCGAAGGGCAGATTGAAGTTGCTCAGGTGTCAGGTCAAAAACGTAAGAGGCCAGCCCGATTTCGTCAAAGGCTTGCTCAATAAATTGGCGCTTTGTCCATCCCATGTCATTCCTCCAGTTTTTTGCGTAAAACAGCCATTTCAATAGCGTGTTTTTCTTGCTCACGCTGATCAGCTTTTTTGGCTCTGAGAGAGCCAATGATTTGCAGGATTGCACCGCAAATCATCACAGTCACACCTATCACTGTAGTCCAATCAAGCGATGAAAGCCAAGTTGAAAAGGTTGTCATGGCACCACCACCCAACAAGACCTTGAATCCAAATGCTTCTGTTGTGTATTCATCAGTTGTCATTTCTCACTCCCATAAATACCATAGGCCACGGCTACCATCAAAGGAAGCGACAGAATTCGATAGATGATATTTTGCATGACTGGGTCAAATGTTTGAACAATTGGAATGAGTATGCTACCCGTGAGCGTCATTATCGCTGACAGCGTGAGCGCAAGCTTGATTGCTTTTCGCATTAAGCATCCTCAGGATCTCAGCCATAACACTGTCAGGGCTGATGGGTTGATTGGGGTGCATCCCCGTCAACGCGATCCATTGGACTTCAAAACAATACAAACCTTTTGAGTCAGAAAACCTAAAGGGCAATTTGAAACCAAGCAGCGAAAACGGGTCATACCGCATTTTTAGAACTTTAGTAGTCCGTTCTGATGCGATTTTATCCGTTACTGGTGTTTCAAACAAATCCCAATTTTCCTGATCAGTAAACTTTTCCGCCAAAAACCCCGATCTTGTCGTGTGCCAAAGTTGATCACCAATGACTACGCCACCATGGGCATAGCCTGTTTTGAGCGTCCATTTTGTGTAGCGATTAAACAACCCGGCTATCAATCCTGGGGCGTTTGTTTTGCGGAAAGCGATTTTCATTTAAGTTTGGCTTCAATCAATGAATTCAATTTTTTGTCACTTGTGCGACCGTCAAATCGAATACCAAGTTCTGCGGCCTTGGCCTCCAGTTCCTCACGGGTGGGTTCTGTGTCGTCGGGTTTGAATTCGTCTGTCTGCTGTGCTTGGGCTGCGGCTTGTTCACGCAGAAGTCGATGATTGATGCCGTCCAGCGGTTGAGAGGGTTTGCGAATCTTGACCGGCTTTTTGTGTCGAGGGGTGCGGATGTCGTCTTGCATCATTTGGCCTTTTTGGGTGCTTTCCTAAGAGAAAGGGGGGCCAAAGCCCCCCATTCTTTGGTGCTGCTTATTGATTAAACAGCAAGATGCCAGCCATTTGCGGGTTGGACATTGTGACGCCGTACAAAGTATCCAGACGATACTTTGTGGTCATGGTGTCAATGTCGTAGAACTTTTGCATCACCAGCTCGATGCCCTGGTCGGTGCTGGCACGCATAACGGATGTGCCTGCATCGGTGGGGACAGCGTAGCGACCGGGCAGCAACTCGATGCTGTCTTTGTGCCAGAAGCAGTTTACGCCGGTGGCGTTGTCGTTGAGCCAGTTCAGCGTTGCGGTAGCGGATGTGCTGGCCACTTCAATGTTCTGGTACTGCAACTCTGGGTCGGTTGGGCTAGAGTTTGCGCCAATCATCGGGGGGCTGATTGTCATGGTCGTGCCCGAGTCCACCGAGATAACTCGGAAGGTCTTGGGCAGGCCGGTAGACAGCTTGGTGATGTGGTGGCGTGCGTTGATGCCAGGGATCGTGAAAGCATCACCAACGTTGACGCCGGTGGTGGTGCTCACAGTCACTGTTTGATAGCGGTTGTCCACGTTGATTTGACCGCCGACCGAGTTGGAGGTGGCACGGGGCACAAAGCGAACTTGAGCGCCGTTGGTGGCGATGGTGACCGCTGTGGCTTGCGCTGCAATGCGGTTGCCGTAGTCGAGCTTGTAGGTCTCAAAGCCTGCGACCATGCCAACGTAGCTGCGCTCATAGGCCTTGTCAGACTTGCTGTTGCCAAAGCTGCGAGTGGTTGCGGCCAAGTTGCCTGCCAGACCGTTGTAATCGCGGCTGTTCAGTGCGAGGTAACGGTTCTCCATTGGGATGCCTTGCTCGTTCAACAAGCTGTCGCACAGGGCGATATCGTCGTAGTCACCAGATGCACCAGCAACAGGCACGACCAGAGTTCCTTGGTTAGCGGCCACGTTCATGACAGACACGTTAATGTCGCTGGCCAGCTTTTGGCGTGCAGCTTGGCCAAGGCGGTTTTCTTGCAAGGCGTCGCGCAGTTCTTTTGCGTCCAGTTTCCATGCGCTTGTCTTGGAAAACCCAAGGGTCGCAGGGACGGACAATTGCGTCATGTCTTCGTAGTTCGACGAGATGGACGAGCCAACAGTCGAATTGAAAGATGTTGCAATGTAGGGCATTGGACGCCAGATGGTGTCGCGGCTGCGCTCCATGCTGGTGCTGTCAGTGTTAAACACGGACACGTTGCGGGACAAAACGAGGGCGTCTTGAAAACCCTCAAGGATACTTTCAAACGCGACACGTTCTTCTTTAGAAAATGCATTAGCCATGATGGGCTCCTAAATTAAAAAATCATTTGGAAGCTGATCGCTTTTGCGCTTTGTACTGGATGACTTTCGTCATGTTTCCAGTCTTTTCCGCTTCTGCTCTCAGCCGTTCGAGGGTTGAGTCCACCGCCCCAGAGACTCGGCCAGTTCCTGACACGATTCTTTCGGGCGGTGGGGCTGCCCTGCGGTTGGTAACTTTCAAATCTTTCTCCAGTTTCGCTACCGCAAAGGCAAACTTTACGGGGTCTTTGATGGATGCCAGTTCCTGCGCCTTCTTTGGGTTCTTACCGAGTGCGTAGACAACAAGTGCGGGGTTATCCGCGCCTTGCAACATAACGCCTTGCTGGGTGACGTTGAATAACTCCTGAGCGACTGCTTCGGCATCTTCAAAGTCTTTGACCTTCAGTTCAGCTTTCGCCTTACCGTAGCCATCCAACTTAGCTTGCCAGGCTTTTTGCTGATTCATAACTTCAGCTTCTTGCTTGGCGTTGACTTCATCGGCTTGTCGCTTGCGCTCAAACCAACCTGTCAATGCTTCCTCGTACTTGTCAGCGTCATAGTCGTGATCTTCAAGTTTTGGCTTTGGGCCTAGCGTGACCGGCTTGGTCTCAGTCTGTACTGTGGTTTGCAGCTTTGTTTGAAGTTCGCGGTTTTGGCGCTGAAGTTCGCGGTTTGTCTTTCGTAACTCACGTACCCATTCAGGTGCATGTACTGGTTCTTCGGGAGGCGGCGCTTCCTCACCAATGGAGACTACAACCTCGTCGGATTCGGCCTCGTCGTCTTGGGCTTGGGCCTGCTCACCTTCGGCTTGCGCCTCGGGCTGCTCGGTGGCCTCGTCCTCGATGACTGCGGTGTCGTCGTTCGTGGTGTCGTCGTCCTGTTCTGCCTGTGTGTTCATCGTTGACCCTGTGAAACTCACCCATTAAAACGGCTGGGTGGATACCGTTGTTCTAATTGTCGCTTTTCTGCAACTAATTTGCAAATGCATTCAAAATAATGTCTGAATCCATCTCAACACTGAGCATTAATGCATCAATGGCGTCTTGTTCGTCTTCAATGTAAGCCTGAATTGCTTGTTGGGCCAATTGCATTTCCGCTTGATATTCTTCTTTGACTTGAAGTCTTGCTTGCAGTTGAGCGTTTTCAATTCTCAGTGATTCAAGATCAATGTTACCAACTTCGTAAGCGTTGATTTTCTGAGCGAGTTTGACGGCTTCGGGTTTCTTGACTTCACGCAAAACAGTTTGAGCCTGTCGCAATGTAAGCGATTGCTCCAAGGCTGCGCGTTCGTTTGCCCAACCCCGTTTCTTTTGGGTTTTGCCAGAGCCTCCGCCGCCCTGTACTTGCTCAGAAAAGCCCCATGAGAAGCCCCATGAGTTACCCCACGCACCGCCCCAAGCATCCCATGTTTGCATCATACTGGCCCAAATGGATCTGCTTGAGTGCCCACGCCGTCAATAAAGACGTCATTGACTTTGACGATATTTGCATCAACCACCTCACCGGCTTGCATTGGAGTGCCCAAGGCTGTCACCGATGCTTGCGATGCTTTGTCTGCAAGTGTGGCTTCTTTCGCAAGAACGGTTGACCCTTCAATTTGCACAAGTGTTGGACCATTTACCAAGGTGTCAGTCTTGGCTTTGATGGCTGCGCTGGTCGCTTCTTTCGCCAGCACGGTTGAGGCGTCTACCTTGGCCGCAATGCTGGACTGGTCCGCATCGCCAATACTGGCTTGCATTTGCGTCCAAGGCGCTGTGCCCAGGAACGCGCCTGATGCGTTCAGCACGGTCATGGTGGACTTGACGCTGGTTAACGGGTCTTCGTAGTAAATGACCAGCGGCACCTCGTAGCCCACGGTCGTCGGCACGATGGCGCTGCCGCCAGAGTCTAGGTCTGCCATGCGGATTTTGTAGGCCTGGGAATAAGTAACGATAGTGCCTTCACTCATTGAGTACAGGCTTGCATTGTTGTTCTGCGCGATGGCCCCGTGCAGCAAGAATCCACGCGAAACGATGTAGTAATCCAGTCCGGCCAGCACCTGCTTGGGCGTGTACTCTTTGAGCGTCCGGTTGATCGTGACTTCAAGAGTTGCGCCGTTAATGACCGTGCTAAAACTGGCCGTGATCGCATCGCGGATCGTGGTGTTGGTTGTCGTGTCAATCGCGGGTTCAGTATCAAGCGAAAGCGTGAACTTGTCGATCTCGCTGCCCAGCATGTTGAACACGGTAGGCTTGGAGCCGTAGTAGCTTGCCGCGATTCGCACGGCATCGGCGGGCTGCACGGTGATAACGCGAGCCGCTGACAGCGGCACCCATCCGGCTCGCAGCGTGCCGTCAACAACCGTGCCGCCCACGGGCGTGCCGTTGATGGTCACGTAGGTAGACAACAGCTTGTCTGTGCGCTCACGGATCGTTACGCGAGTACCTGTGTTGTCGGTGTATGTAACGTCAGTTGTACCGTTGACGGTG